CTTATCTAGATATAACATTGTATTAGAACCAGGAGAAATATTTACTATTAGCGCAGAGGCGAGTTCTTCTACGACAGATGTCTCAGTCAGCCTTGTCTGGAGTGAGAAATTCTAATGAAAAGACTTTTGATTGTAGCCTTAATACCACTTCTGATCGCAGCGACGGCCATCATAGGTACAATGTGGAAGCAAGAAGGGACGATTTTATACCCTGCTGATGATATAACAGCCATAGACCTATCAGGTATTACTAATATTCTTGCCATTGATACTCCTAGTGCATACATGCACGAAGATAACAATGGAGGAGTGGGGACATTTTACAACCTCTCTACCACTTTTCTGAATTGGACAACTGCTAATGATTCAGACAGCACGATTGGCCTTGCAGTAGATGAAAGTGCGAGTACAATTACAATCGGTACAGGATTAGGGGGAAGATATGTGGGTACACTACATGCTTCATTTAATGCCCCTACCGGGAAAACTATTACTATCGGGATTTTTAAGAATAGCACTAAAATTGATGATATTAGACGTTCCATGGCGAAAGGGCCAGAGAGATTCCCGACTTTCAGAAGTATATCTTCAGATGATAGCAGCGCTGTGTTTGACACGCAATCTTCAATTGATTATCTCAATGCCAGTGATGGTGATGATTTAATCGCTATTGAAGCTGGAACGGGAAATACAGGATGCGCGTATGTAAAAGTTCGGGTGGGTGAAGTAAATGAACCAGACATAGTACGTATTGGGACAAGCGCATATCAAAGCAACAATAGTAATCACTGGATAAATGTTAAAATGTTGAATTATTCAACTAATGCTTATGATGATTTGAATGAACTGGCTAAAGACTTTGAGGATGTGGGTGCAACTGTTGAGCCCTATGAGCGAGTAACTTGGGAATTTAAAGTGGCAAGACCGCGAAGACTGTACGTAGAAAACAATATATCCGAATTGCTATTTTTGCATAATAATGTGACTTGTTCTGATGCTCACAAAATACATTTAGATGAAGTTAAAATTATCGATGCTTATTCTAGTGCTGTTGTGGCTTTTCCTGTTGAGTTTACTGTAGCAGATGGAGATGTATTGAGTTTAAAGATGAAGGCCAATGAAGATGATGTGGATTTGTTAATTTCTGATTTGGGATTAAATATATTTAAAATAGGATTATAAGGAGGAACAAATGGCTGGATCAGTAACATACAAAAAGAACAAGATAAGAGTAGGGAATGACATAGTGGAGGAACATGTGTGGGCATGGACAGCCGACTCAGGTGATGGAAGTGTTCCCGATACGGTAACGGATGACACTGTAACCGGCTACTTGATGAACGCCAAGACAGATCCCGGGACAACGGCACCAACTGCTTTGTATGATATTGCTCTTAACGATGATGATGCAGTAGATGTATTCCAGGCTGAGTTGAACAATAGGAGTGCGGCAGACTCAGAACAAGTACTTGCCAAGGTGGGGAATGCCTACGGTGAGCCCTTTATCAACTCCGTGCTTACAATGGTATTGACAAACAACTCTGTTAACTCGGCAGTGGGCGAACTGAAGGTGTATGTGAGAGTGCCAAGTCCATGATAGAAGAAGACGATAGATAAAATTTTGCATGGTGCACAGTGGCGAGGTGCAGGCCAGAGAAAAGTCTAACGTGTAGACGCAGGAGTGGCTGGAAGTTATACACGCTCCGAGGGGGTTCGAATCCCTCCCATGCAATTAATGATAATGGAGACAGTGAAATGAGAAAAATGAAAGGATTGATAGTAGCTAGCTTGGTGTTTGGGTTAATCAGTGGATGTGGCACTATAGAAAAGGTAATTTCTAAAGGTGCAGAGGTTAATGATAAGGCGTTAAATGCGGCAGAATTTACGATATGTAAAGGCGCAACAGTGGGAAGTATTAGGAGGCACTACAGCACAGCAGAGCAGGCGAAAGTGTGGAGAGATTTGTGTAATAGTATCGATGATTTTAGTCCTGAAGAGATAATAGGGGAGCGCAGGTAGTGTTATCCTAATGGCAAAGAAAGCAGACAGCATGTTCCCTTGTCAACAAATGCATTTTACTAAAGAAGGCAGGGATAACTTTGATAGAATCTTTAATAAGGAGAATAAATCATGCCAAAAGGAAAAGGATATCCAAAAGGTAAGGGGAAAGGAAAAGGGAAGTAATGGCTGCACCTGAAGGAAATCAGTTCTGGAAGATAAGGTCAAAGCATGGGAGGGATAAACTCTTTGCTACTTCTGAAAAGCTATGGGAGGCAGCTTGCGAATACTTTGAGTGGTGTGACAATAACCCCTGGGCTGAGACAACAACAAAGAAGAAGGGAATTTCTAATATAGAAACTTCTGAGACAACCAGCACACCTACTGCAAGGCCGTATACGCTATCAGGACTGTGCATTTACTTGGGGTGCAGCACTCACTATATAAGTCAAGTTAAGGCAAGCCTGAAGGAGGATGAGGAAGATTTTTCTTCAGTCATTACACGGATAGAAGAAGTTATTTACACACATAAGTTTGAAGGGGCCACCGTTGGAGCCTTTAATGCTAACATCATTTCAAGAGATTTAGGGCTAAGAGACAAGCGAGAATTGTCAGGCCCAGGTGGTGGCCCTATTGAAATAACCGGAATAGATGTAGTTTTTGTGGAGGCAGATGCGGACAAAGGCTGAATTTCCCAAAAAACTAGAGCCTATATTCCAGCCATGTCGATATAAGATATTGTATGGCGGCAGAGGTGGTTCTAAGTCATGGGCTATTGCTATGGCTTTCCTTATAATAGGGATAAAAAAACCCATCAGGGTACTTTGTGCAAGAGAATTACAAAAATCCATAAAGGCTTCAGTCCATAGAGTTTTGGCAGATCAAATAATACGTTTAGGTCTGGGCGCATATTATGACGTATTAGATAATTCTATTAGAGGGAAGAACGGTACAGAGTTTTCCTTTGAAGGACTGCGCCACAATGCTGACCAGATAAAATCATATGAAGGGGTGGACTATTGCTGGGTGGAAGAAGCAGCAACAGTATCGAGGACATCTTGGAGATTCCTTATCCCCACAATAAGAAAAGAGGGGTCAGAAATATGGGTATCTTTTAACCCTGAGCTTGATGAAGATGAAACATATCAGAGATTTGTAGCCAATCCTCCCACCAATTCAATTGTGATAAAAGTAAATTATAGAGACAACCCTTGGTTTACGGATGTTTTGCGTCAAGAAATGGAGGACGATAAGAGACGTAACCATGCCGAATACCTGGTAACGTGGGAAGGACATTGCCGGCAGTCAGTTGAAGGTGCCATTTACGAAGATGAAATGCGTATGCTGCATGAAGAGAACAGGATAGGAGTAGTGCCTTACAACCCTAAGAAGCCAGTCAATATATTTTGGGACTTGGGCTATGGTGATCAGACGTCCATATGGTTTATACAGAAGGCCGAGCTGGAGTATTACGCTATAGACTTTTATCAAAACGCAAGGAAAAAACTAGCACACTATGTTACTGTATTGCAGAACAGAGGGTATGTTTACGGGACTGCCTATATACCCCATGATGGCGGGAACAACTACCTTGTGGGCTTTACGGTAGAAGAAGAGCTTGAGGCTTTAGGGTGGAAGGTGGAGAGGGTTCCCCGGGTGCAAAACATCAGAGATGGACTAAGTGCAGTCAGAACTGTCATGCCGCTGTGCAGGTTTGATAAAGATAAGTGTGCCGAAGGGCTGCAATGTCTAAAAAGATATAAGTACAAAATAGACCCAGACACTAAAAGGGCAAGTAGGCTGCCAGACCATGACATATATTCAGATGGGGCAGATGCGTTTAGAACCTTCGCAACGGCTGATGATGTTGTATGGGAAACGCTCATAAAGCCCAAGCTTGACGCTAGGGATAACAAATCTCAAGATATAGACCCATTCCAGTTTTTATAGTTGCACCAATAACCCTAAAGTAGTATAATAATGACCAAAAGAGGTTTATTATGAGTTCAGATGGACTAAAGGCAATACTTAACCCAAGCGCTGCGGTTGCGACTTCCACATCGAAACCGGTAAAGAAAGCAGTAAAGAAAGCACTGATACCGGAATTGCCCGACATTCCCACAGCGCCAGGCCCGCCAACAACAGACGACGCAGAAGTGCAAGCCGCTTCAGCCAAAGAGCGCAAGTTACTTAGACTAAGGCGGGGCAGGCAATCAACAATACTATCCAGACCAAAGCTACAACAATCCGGCGATACGCTGGGATAAGTAAAGGTGTGATAATGAATAAAGCGCAACTGAAAGACTTTGTGACAATAGATGGAGATGAAATAACAATATACGGTAAAAGGTATGCTGGTGAGATATTTAGATGCTTCGACTTAGGCACAGATGAAAGAACATACTTGCAAATATTGAGCAAGAAAGATGATGAATGTGTAGTAATAAGAGAGATCAGGCTTGACTTAAATAACTTTGAGCAAATACTGGTAGATTTAAAGGCAAGGGCTACGCAAGCAATTCAGGAGTTTGATGATGACGAAGCGGCAGCACTGCAAATATTAAATAATGATGTCGCGGCCCTATGGCTCGCATTGGGATTGAAGCTTCAGAATGACAACAATTAACTCTAAACAACTAAACGGAGGAAAGGTAAAATGAAAAAGTTAATATTGGCAGGACTGTTGCTATTCGTGGCAACAACAGCATTCGCAGTGACAACAGGAGACAAGTGGAAATTTGAAGGGCCGGTAACAATAACAGGGGAAATCCAAGGTGCAACCCCTTTTATTCTTGAAGGGGCCACGGAAGATGCATTTGAAACGAGCATTGTCGTAACAGATCCCACGGCAGACAATACGATAACTCTTCCCGATGCTTCAGGTACGGTAGCCTTTACAGCGGGTGCTGGGTCGTATCAGTCTGTTGAAGCAGTAACTACAACAGCCGAAGCCTTACTGGTAGCAGCTGATTGTGGAAAAACGATACTCTTTAATCATGCCTCTACGGGGATAGACTTATTCCTCCCCGCACCTGTGTCTGGATGTTATTTTAAAACCATAGTATTCGTTGCCTTTAGTGACGATCACACCATAAACACCAATGGCGGTGATAATATTATGGTGGGGCATATCAACGAAATCGCGAACACATCTACAGGTGTGTCAGATGCAGATGCTGATATACTGACTTTGATAGACACAGCCGATACAGTAGGTGACTATTGTGAGTTCATTTCCGATGGAACGAGTTGGTATTTCACCTGTACCGTTGGCGTGGATGGTGGCATGACTACCGGGACAACTTAATAAGTGATTCATAGGTTCTAAAATGGCAGAGCAACAATCCCTTGTAAACTTCGTAATGTCCCGGCAATCCAAGCTGGAAACGGACAAATCCCCCTATAATGATGGGACTCAAGACGTTGCTGACTTTGTGAGCCCACATCGCAGTGATATTATGGGCACTGAGGCTAAAGGCACGAGGAAAGGGACAAAGATATATGACGGTACGGCTGTAGGGGCCGCTGTCCTCGCTACAAACGGAATACATGGCTACCACGTCTCCCCTGCCTTTGCATGGTTTAAATACACCATGAGCCGTAAAGACATAGGTAAGATCATCGAGGTTAAGAAATGGCTTGGTGAGATAGAGCATAATATGTACATGGCTCTAAACCAAAGCAACTACTACGCTGAGATGTGGCCTTTTATCTATGATGGTTTTACCCTTGGCACCGCCGCTATATATCCAGAGGAAGACCTTGCAACCGGGAAGATAGTCTTTGAAACCATACACCCCGGCGAGATATTCATTGCTGAGAATAAATATGGTGAAGTAGATGTGCTGCACCGCAAGAGAAAGCTGACTGCCAGGAAGATGGAACAAATGTTTGGGCTTGATGCACTTCCTGACTCAATAAAGCAGGCTGTCAACAATGCCCCTTTCTCAGAGTTTGGGGTAATCCATGCCGTCTATCCCCGCGAAGAATACAACGACAGACTAAAAGACGCTAAGAATAAGAAATTTGCTTCTGTTTGGATTTCCATTGGCGGGAATGAAGCAAATAAGGAACTTCGCGTATCAGGCTTTGATGAATTCCCCTATCATGTATGGCGCTACATAAAGACCGGGAAGGATGTTTACGGCACAAGCCCTTCGCATTTGGCGATGGCTGACATTAAAGGGCTCCAGTTAATGAGTAAAACCTTGCTTGGAGCAGCCCAAATGCACCTTCAGCCAGCTTTAAATGTTCCTTCCTATATGGAGGGTAAGGTCAAGATGACTCCCAATGGTCAAAACTTCCTTAAACAAGGCGACACCATAACACCAATCAACTCCAACGGGAACTTTCCGGTAGGTATCGATAGGGAGCAAGACAAGCGTGACATGATCGAAAAGAGATTCCACGTTGATACGTTCTTGCTTCTTACCCGTCTTGCAGGACAAGGACAAAGGACAGCCTTTGAAGTATCGGAGATGATGGCAGAGAGGGCAACGGTAGCGGGTGCGGAGCTTGGGCCATTTAATGTGACAAATAGTGGCCTACTTGACCATGTTTACAATATACTGACGGATGCCGGGAAGATGCCTGCGCCACCTGACATATTGCTGGAAATGGTAGCCGAAGACCCAACTATCCGCTTTGATCCTATTTATCAAGGCCCACTTGCTCAGGCACAGAGAGAGAAGTTCGGGAAAGATCCCATAAGGAAGTTCTTTGCTGACATTGCGCCATTAGTGGAAATAGAGCCTGAAATTCTTGATAACTTCGACTTGGATGAGGCGGCAAGAGCTTTAGCCAACATCAACGCAATACCCGGCGAAATAATGGTAGAAAAGGACGTTGTTGCCAAGAGAAGAGAGGGTAGGGCTCAGGCGCAAGCAGAAGTGGCCCAGCAGGAACAGGTTGAGCAAACATTGGCTGGGGCCGAGACCTTGAGTAAGGTTGACAAGAACCTTGAGGGTGGATTGTCTGAAGCAGTGGAGGGCGCAGTTGCTTAATACATTCCCCAAGAATAGCCTTATCTCACACTACCGGGCTACGTTTTCAACGCCTGCCGGGAAAGAAGTGCTGAAGCATATGCACTTTGAGCTTGGCACATTCTCACCTTCGGTCAATAGTCCAGAAGAGGTAGCGCTAAAGAACTATGGTAGTAGGCTGTTATACCTATTGTCTGGGGGCGAACCCTCGGAGGATAGCATAGGAATGTTCATGGATAATTTAATGAAACAGGCATTGCCAGAGGAGACTGATGAACAGTAAAACGAAGGACACCATAATCCGCCACATGAAAGGAATAGTGGCCGCTTTGGAGAAGGACGGAGAAGACAAAGTTGATACAAGGTCAACGACATTTGAAAAAGACATCAATGATAAACTTGATGGAGAATGGAATGATGGCAATAGCCACAGAATGACCTTTCGCATACCTGTTGGGGCGAAAGAGTTGGACGTTAAAACACAGATGGTTCTTGTAAAAATAGCTGCTGATAGAAGGCTCGCGGTAGACATAGAAAAAGGACACGCAAGGTATTGCATTGTAGTATTTAGAAAATAGCAGCACAGTAACACCCACAATTGAATAAAGGGCACGGTCTTACGACCCTCCCCGCTTACGTTTCACCGCATTATGCCGTGAGATTAAGCGGGTTTTTTATTTTAAACACTTAACGAAGGAGTAACACAATGGAAGCAAATACTAATACCGGAGATGTTAACAATGGTGGCGGTAATGTTGGTGAGATGCCAGCATGGATGAGCAGTATGCCAGATGCCTATAAGCAGAACGATGGCTTTGCTAAGTTCGGGGAAGCTTCCGATGCTTACGCTAAGTTTGATGACTTGCTAAAGGCTGAAGGAAATGCGCTAGTGATTCCAGGCGAGGACGCAACCGACGAAGACAGGAATGCTTTTTATTCCAAGATGGGAGTACCAGAAACACCAGATGCCTACGAAATAGGTAAGCCAGCAGATATGTCGGAAGGCATGGAATACAGTGAGGAGCTTGAGGCGTGGTATAAAGGTTTTGCACATCAAAACCATCTGTCTGCGGATCAGGCCAAATCCATGTTTGACGGCTACAATCAAATGATGGGTGAGGCGTACAAGGCTGAATTGGTAGCAGAGAAAGCGGCTATCGAGAAGGCTGAAAATACCTTAAAGGACGCATGGCCTGGTGATGCTTACGCTGAAAACAAAGAGATTGCCCACAGGGGCTTTAAAAGGTTCAGCGGAGACAGTGAGGCAGAGCAGAAGGAAGCGCATGATTTCATCAATAACACTATCGTTGATGGTGTTCTTTTGGGAGATCATCCGGTATTCCAGAAGCTTTTTCATAGGCTCGGCGTTCAGACTCAAGATGATAAGTTTTCTGGCGAAAGGTCTGGTGTAGATGTGGCCCTGGATGACGAAGCAAAGGCAAGGAAAAGATTTCCAACAACTTATAAGGAGTAAGGAGTAAACAAATGACTGTATTAGCAAATACATTTAGCCTCGTAGAACAGGCAAAGCGAATTGACCCTGATGGAACTCAGGCGACAATCGTTGAAGTTCTAAACCGTAAAATGGGTAATATGTTGGCGGAAATTCCGTGGATGCCTTCAAACTCTGAGTTTACAAACAAAACTACCAGAAGGGGCAGCTTGCCTTCAGGTAGTAGGCGTAAGCTCAATGCGTTTGTAACCCCGTCTACAGCTCGCACAACTGAGATCATGGACGTTATAGAGAACCTTGAGGATTATTCCAACGTGGATAAAGACCTCGTTGATTCCATGCCTTCACCTGGAATGTTCCGTGCCGGTGAGGCCGATGCCTTTATAGAAGGCTTGGGGCAGACAATCGCAAGTGACATCCTCTATGCCGATTCCAACGCTGACCCTGATGCTATGCACGGGCTGTCGGCCAGGATGAGTGCACTTGATGGGCGTTTCGTTATTGGAGAAGGTGGAACAGGCTCTGACGTGACAAGCATATACATTGTCACTCCCGGCCAAACCGATGTTCATTTCATCTACCCCAAAAACATGCAGGCCAATCTTGGTGTAAAGCACACTGACCTGGGTGAGACAACCGAACAGGACGTTACCACTAAGGGACTGAGGCAGGTCTACAGGGATCACTATAAGATCCAGATTGGCCTTGTTGTAAGGAACCCTCGCTCCATAGGTCGTCTTGCGAACATCGAGACTGCTGGTTCATCAAATACGTTTGATGAGGACAACCTTATCAAGCTTCTTAACAACATGAACATCAATGGTAACAGCAGGATTTATGCAAATGAGACTATCATCACTCAAATGCAGATCAGGGCAAAGGACAAGGCAAACATCTATTACACCCTAGATGGTGGTGACGGCCTTTCCGGCATGCCTCCAATGAGGTTCCAAGGTGTCCCTATTCGGAAGATTGACCGTGAGATATTGGTCAATACTGAAGACGCAATTTCTTAAATCTTAACGAAAGGAGAATTGACATGATAATGGATGCGGAATTAGTCTTTGGCGAGTCAGAAAGCATAGCGGCTTCGGCTGCTGGAAGTACTGTGCTGGATGGCATAGTGACAATGCCACAGGTGAAAGACCACAAAGACACGCTACAAAATGACCGCCCGAATGTAAGTGGGCGGCTGCACTGGAATTGTGTGGTAGAAGATGAAGACCTGTTGGCTGCGGTTGATGGCTCAGTGCTTACGTTTGAACTGTACAACGACACTGACACAACGCCTGCTACTGGTGGTGATGCAATACTCACTCATGTGGTTACTGAAAATACTCCTTCTGAACATCCAGATGGAACTCAGCTTTTCAGTATACCTCTCCCAGTAGGGCAGTTGAAGCCTTACTACGCGACAAAGGTAAGTGTTGCGACTCAAGACCTCTCTACAGGTAAAGTCACCTGTTGGATAGGTGGGCCGATACAGCAAGGACAGTAAACCTTAAATCTTAATCGCGGGGGTGTAATGCCTCCGCGATTATTTAAAAAGAGAGGTTAATAATTATGGCAAGTTTCAACGTAAATGAAAATTTCCAATTTGGTGGTGGAGTTCAAAGGGCTGGATTAATACTTGATGTGGGCGATAGCATGGTAATAACTGAATGCGAAAAAGGTCTACATAAGTCTGGGAAACCATTGTCTGGGCTGCTCAATCACTGTTCGCCCGCTGACGAGGCCACGGCAAAGCTTGTAGCCAAATACCTCAAGGGTGCCAAGGCAGGGAAAGAGGAAAAGGCAGAGCTTAGCGATAAGGAAAAGGCTGAGATAGCGGCCAAAGAAGAAGAAGAGATTGTGTCTATCCAAAAAGAAATGGATGAACTTGGCAAAGCTTATGACAAGCGCTGGGGGATAAAGAGGTTTAGAGATGAGGTAATTAAAGCCAGAAAGGAATCTGCTAACTAATGTCTGCCTCCGAAACCCAAATTTGCAACCTGGCGCTCCTTAAATATGGGGATGTCACCATCAATGATATTGGTGATGATAATCCCCAAGCCATAGCTTGCAGAGTTCTTTATCCGTTGATGCGTGATGAGATCGTATCGGCCCATGAATGGAACTTTGCAATGAAGCGGGCAGATTTGGGAGCGCCTTTATCAGAGACTCCGGCATTTGAGTTTGATTTTGCTTATCAATTGCCAGTGGATTGTCTCAGGGTTTGGGAGTTTTACAGTACTGGCACGACAGACCCCGATTGGGTAAGAGAGGGAAATAAGTTTCTTATCAACCAAGAGGAAGACATTTTCATCCGGTACATCAAAAAGGTAACGAATACCGGGGATATCCCCCCTGCTGTAGCAAACTGTATTTCGATAAGGATGGCGGCAGAGTTGGGGGTTAAGATTAAAGAAGACAAGGTGATGAGGCGTGAACTCCTTGCCGAGTTAGATCGGGTGTGGCTACCAGAAGCAATAAGGCTTAATGCAATTGAGGGGAGAAAGCCAAAGCGTAGAGATGAACAGTCTTTAGACAATGGTAATCTGTCTTGGCAAAAAGTGGGTAGATAGTGGCTAAAATCACAACAATGCAAAACTCGTTCAATGCCGGGGAATGGTCACGCCTGATGGACGGGCGGACTGACTTCCCTAAGTATCCGAGCGCCCTTGCTCGTATGGAGAATTTTGTTATCGATCCCCGCGGCCCTGCTGTTTATCGTCCGGGCTTAAAGTATATTACTGCGACAAAGACAAGCGGTAGTGTGTCACAGCTACTTCCATTTGAGTTTTCTGCTGAAATAGCCTATGTGCTTGAGTTTGGGGATGAATACATACGTTTCTATAAAGACCAAGCTCAGATAGAAGACGGTGGAAGTCCGTATGAAATAGCTTCTCCATATGCGGCGGCAGATTTGGCGGCACTTAAATACTGCCAAAGCGCCGATGTTCTTTATTTATTTCACCCATCCTATCCCCCCTTGAAGGTATCAAGGACTGCCGATACTGCGTGGACAGCTACTACAATCAATTTCAGGCCTCCCCCTACATACGAACAAGCCGTGCTACCGGCAACAACATTGACTCTTTCCGCAGTTACCGGGGCAGGTATTACATTTACGGCGGGTGCCGGCTCTTTTCAGTCGGGAGATATTGGAAGGCTCATTGTCTCGGGTGCGGGCCGTGCATCTATCGTTGATTTTACGTCTGATACAATCGTGCTGTGCGACATCATAGATGATTTTGCCGCAGTTGGCCCTATTGCTTCAGGCAGTTGGGAGATGCAGGGAAGTCCTGTTGGGTCATTGCTTCCGTCCATAGTTGGGCCAGTGGGCGCGATAACTACGCTTACTTCAACAGGAACAAGTGACACTATCGTAAATCTTTTAGAAAGTCCTAATGATCATTGGACTATATCTGCTTCAGGGTCTAATGAATACTACTTGGACAATGCAGCGCCTTTTTATTCTGCGGTTAAGCCTGTCAAAATGCTTGAAGACGATGAAGAGTTGATAGAGGGATTATTGGGGAGCCTTGGTCTCAAGCAGTGGGCTTTTGGTGATAATGACGCTTTAGGATACAGCACTATCTATATTAGATTGTCCGATGAAGCTGACCCAGACTCTAAAGCGGCGGCAGATGAATCCTATGTTAAGAAAAGCACCGGAACTACAACGACAGATTTATTCAGAAGCACCGATGTTGGGAAATATGTTCGTCTGTATAATGGGTTTATTAAAATCACCTCTTACACATCGGCACTTGAAGTAAAAGGGGAAATACGGAAAGAATTAACCGTAAGCGATCCAGATTCAATAATTGCAACGTCAAATTGGACGCTTGAAAGCGTTATGTGGTCAGCCGCCAATGGATACCCTTCATGTGGTGTATTCTTTGAGAATAGGCTATTTGTAGCGGGATCTCCGACATTCTCCGAAACTTTCTGGGGATCTGCAACGGGAGACTATGAGAACTTTACACCTGGCACTGATGATGCAGATGCAGTCCAATTTACCCTTGCTGGAAGGCAAGTAAGCATTATCAGATGGCTAGAGCCAAAAGATTATTTGATTATCGGGTGTGTTGGTGGCGAGTGGCGAGTAGGTGCCGATGATAGCGGGACGGCAATAACACCCACAAACGTAACCGCCAAAGAGCGCGACACCACAGGCTGTGCCAATACTCTGCCGGTAACCGTGGATGATGCAACTTTATTTGTACAGAGGGAGCAACGACAAATAAGAGAACTTTCTTACCAGTTTGAAGTAGATGGGTATAAGGCTCCAGATTTGGCAATCTTATCAGAACATATTACTGAAAGTGGCATTTTAGGATTGACATACCAACAAAACCCCTTATCTGTTGTGTGGTCTTATAGGGCTGACGGTAAGTTCTTGGGCATGACATATTTGAGGGATCAAGACGTTGTTGGCTGGCATATCCACGAAACTGACGGAGAAGTGGAAAGTATGGTGACTATTCCTGGAGATGGGTACGTTGAGGTTTGGGCAATAGTTAAAAGAACGGTAAATGGTTCCGATGTAAGATATGTTGAAATGATGGCGGCATTCTTTGCAGACTCTAATGCAATCTATAAAACAAATAAGGGACTTAATGCCTTCTTTGTGGATTCTGGCAAAACATATAATGATGTTGCTACAACTACTATCACCGGGGCCGGGCATCTTGAGGGTAAAGATATAGTTGCTCTTGCAGATGGGTCGATAGTGACGGGGTTGACCGTATCTGGTGGGCAATTTGATTTACCCTTTGAAGCAAGCGTGGTTCATTATGGCCTTTCCTATACGGGACTATTACAAACAACGAGGTTCGATGCAGCCTTGGCGAACGGGACACCACAGGGTAAGAAAAAGCGTATAGTGAAAATGAATGTAAGGGTGTACGAGTCCGGTATCTTTAAGTATGGCAAGGATGAGTCCACCACATTTAAGGCGAGTGCGGAGGCGGTTGGGTTCATTATGGGCGGTGCGCCCGATCTTACAACTGGTGACATCGAAGTGCAATACGAAGGGGAATACGACAAAAATGGTCAGTTGATGATTATTCAGGACACACCAGTTCCGACAACGATATTAGCAATAATCCCCGAGGTAGCCATCCAGTGAAAATAAGAGAGGCCACGATAGATGATATAGATGACATGTCTATTTTGTGGCGCATGATGATCCAAGAGATAAGCCCTGACACCAAGCCTAGCCTTGAATGGTGGATAGATATGCAAAAAGGAATGATGGAAAACAATATCTATGGGGCATATGTAGTGACCATTGAAGGTGTAATGATTGGATTTATTTGTGGTATGATGTATCCAGATTCAATATCCCAGAAATTAGTGGGCTTTGGGCAAGATTTTTATGTAATGCCGGATTTCAGGGAAGGCAGAGCCCCACGTCTTTTATATCGAGGACTTATGAAGATGGCTAAGGAAAAAGGTGCGGAATATTTAGAAATGACTTGCTTTGAAGGGCAATTGGATTTGTGGCAAAGCAAGGGTTTTGATATTTACAAGTATCATGTGAGGAGGGCGATATAATGGCAACTTTAGCAGTAGCAGCATTAGCAGCTGGGGCGGCGGGGGATATTGTAAGCGGTATCCAGCAGGACAAGATATCCAAATACAATGCAAAAGTGTCGGAGCAGGCAGCAATATCGGCAGAGAAAAAAGCTGAATTTGATGAAACTGCACATCGGGAAAGAGTACGAAAAGCCTTATCCACGCAACGCACAAGGATTGCCAAGTCTGGAATTGATGTTGCGGGAAGTCCATTGCTTGCGATAGAGGAATCCGCTGCGGCTGGTGAACTAGATGCACTGGCTATACGTTTCGGTGGTGAGGTAGAATCTGAGAGACTTAGAAGCCAAGCGAAAGGCGAGAGGTTTACTGGAAAGGCTGCCAAGAGGGCAAGTTTTCTAAGTGCTGGAGGATCTTTACTAAGTGCTAAAGCTCAATTTAATAAAAGGGCTGGATAATGCCTAGTTTTAAAGGAATAGAGAGGGGGCGTTCTATCACCGGCGCTGGGACGGGTGCAAAAATAAGCCCCGGTGTCGGCACTCAACTTGGTCAAGCCATAAAGAGTGTTGGGCATGGCTTGGGGGATATCGCAGCAGTAGCCGAAAAACAGAGGGCAAAGCAAAGATCGCAAGACCGTGATAATGATTTTATAAGTGCAAAATCTGAATATAATATAAGATTAAATGCCTTCATGGATGAAGAAGAGTCCCTCGAAGGATTAGCTGCCGATGGAGGAATGGACAGGCTGGGGAAATTTCGGGATGAGCAATTTGGAGAATTTACAAAAGACGAAACTGATGAGGCATACAAGCTCATACTAAAGCAGAATTTTTTTGGACAAACTGATACTGCCATGGACATAGTGGCAAGACATGGGAGCTTGCAACGCAAAAAAGTCTCAGACAGCACATATGAAAAGGCGATATCCCAAGGACTAAAAAATGCCTACAGTGGCAGGGCGGGGTTGGATGCCCTTATTGCAGACCATGAAAGTACAGTGATGTTGCAATTTGATGATGGACAGATAGGCAGTCTTACTGCCGAGGATAGAATTGTAGAGGGAACGAGGCAATTAGCCGAGGCTGCATTGGATGGAGAAATAAATCGTGACCCTGCGGAAGCTATCGAATCGATTAAACTTAAAAAATACAATAAGTATCTGTCCCGAGAGCAAAGAGCGGCATTTGACAAGGAAGCCAAGAGACAACAGAAAGCCCTTGATGCCGATGCCAAGGCCGCAAAGGTGGAGGCTGAAAGGCTTGCTAAGGTTCAGAAGGAAGAGCAGCGCCAGGAGGCTAATAAGGGGCTTACAGACCTGTATAGTGTTGAAACATTGACCCGGACAGCAATAGAGGAGCAAAGAGATAAATTAAGCTCTACGGATTATCAGTCATGGATAGATAGGCAGAAGAAGTCTGTTGAGAATAAATCAAAGGCTACTGGCAAGGTGACGGAAGATATCACTAAAAAAAGAGGTTTTGAAGTTGAGGCTATGGAGATGGGGCCAGAGACTACAGACAGTGAGGCTGAGAAGTTAAGATTAGACGTAGCCGAGGCCGTTGAAAAAGAGCAGCTTGAAGTGGAAACGGGCCGTAAGATAATAAGCGACTCTGTGAATTCTCGCAAAATAGGCGAAACTCGAAAGGCTGAGGAAAAAGGCGTTGTAAAATTAATCGATAGAGACTTTGAGGACGGTGGGTTGCTGGACAACCTTGATTCTCGTGAAATATTGGATGTAAAAGCGTTTGTTCTTAAAGAAAGCCGTGAGAGTCCTGATAAATCTGTTGGTGAAATTTACGACCAAGTATTGAAGCCATTTGAAGAGGCCAGAGTTTTTGATTGGATGGGTACTGCAGAAGTAATTGATCCTCTCAGGCGTATAAGAGAAGCCGAATTTGATCCTGAAGAGATAGCGGCAAGAATTCCTGAGAGTGATGTTGCTATTCAGATATTGAATGATGCCGGACAGCCTGTTACTGAGGCCAATATTAAATATGTTTTAAAACAGAGGGGCGTAAATGCCGGAGATTGATTTTAGCGGATTGCCAGATAGAGCAGAAGTTCCACAGGGATTGATAGATGTCCCTGCTGAAACTCCTGTTGTGGAGCCTGCCGTTGCCCCTGTGGTAGTCGATGAAGCCAAGCCCATAGACTTTAGCGGACTCCCAGACAAAGCGCCCGAGAAGGCCACGACTGAATCAATGCGACTACCTTCCTTTGATGCTGCAGCTGCAACACTTCCAGCTGGAATAGCCCATAGGGATAATGATGTAAAAGATTCGCTGAGTTTGGCGGCAGCATACGATATTTCACCTAAAGCGGCATACAGTTCACGCGATAAGTTTAAAGAGAATTTAGGGGAAACGTCTCTATGGGACAAGGCCGCTGGGTCTATTAAAGCTGGTATGGGTGATGTTTATGCTGGGATGGGGGGCGTTATGGAGTTGGCTGGCTTTGAAGGTGAGTCCGCTGATGTGTATAAAAACTACGGGGAAAGGTTAAGGCTTGCCTATATCCCCCCAACAGATACAAGCGATTTTACATATCGCAAAGTTATAGATCCTGAATGGTGGGCAACAAGTGTTACAAGGAGCATTCCCTTTACATTATCATTGATACCAACGGCTATTGTCGGTGCATATGCGGGGGGGGGGGGGGCGGGGGGGGGGGGTTTTGGGGCTTTTGGTACTACTATCATGGCCTCCTTGGGCGGCGCTGCTATGTCGCGGCCTTTAGAGTCGGCTTTTGAAGCGGCAAGTGCCAAGGAAGAAGCTCTTGCTAAAGGTATGAGTGAGGCCGAAGCTGAGAAAGCGGCTGCAGAGGTATTTAAAGGCAATATGATGTTGGTGGGTTTAGATGCAGCACAGTTTGCAACTGCCTTTACACCCTTGAGATATGGGGCTGGTTTAAAGTCGTCTATTATGAAAAGGATGGCGGCGGGAACCGGCAAGCTTAGTGCTGTTGCTGTGTCTGAAGCAGGGGAAGAACGCTATCAGGAATATCTACAATTGCAAGCCCTGGAAGAAGAGGGAAATTTCTTTGATCTTGACAATCCCAGACTTAATGAAGCTAGTACTATAGGTGGTATATTTGGCCTCGGCATGGGTGGCGCCGGCAGTGTCTGGTCGAGCTTAACGAAAGAAGTAGAAAAAGAAATGCCTGAAGAAGTAAGAGCCGTTTTCGATAATGCTAAGTCTGAAGCTATTTCGGAGGGCTTGGAAGAAGATGTATCCAATTTAAGGGCCTTCGATGCCATTGCCGAAACGCCCGAAGGCAAAGAACATATTGAAAGTGTAATTGATGACCTAAAGGAAAGGTCTGAGGGTTCGCTTGATGTAGCCGCCCCCGTGGAGGAAATTGTTGAACCTATACCTACCGAAGAAGAAGCCATCGAGCGGTTTTTTGCCGGTGAAATAACCGAAGAAGAACTGGCCGATATTACCGAGGGAGTCAGCGGTAGAATCACTGAAGAGTTCCCCGTGTCTGCCCCGGTTGCCGAGATTAAACAACGCCTTTTAGATACGGGAATGTCCGAAGAGGAAGCCACAAGCAACGCTGCTCTGATGGGCGGCTTTCAATCCCTTGCTAAACAAGCGGGCGTACCTGTTGAAGTTTTAATGGAAAGGTATTTGCCGGAGGTTACACGGGAAGGGGTGGAGCCTGTTGCAGAAGAAGAAGTATTGGAGCAGGCACAGACTCAGGGATTTGAGGGTGAGGTGGGAACCGAGGCTGTTGAATGGAATCGTGCTGTCGAGAAAGGCCTTGACATGTCTCAACAGGCACGTTTATCTCGTGCTGAAGAAATGGGATTTGATATTGAACAAGTGTGGTATCACGGCACTAGGCGAGAGTTTTCTGAGTTTGAAGCAAGTAAACCTCGTGGCGCACCTGGCAACAGGGTGGGTATATATTTTACAAAAAACAAAAGAACTGCCGAAGAGTACGCATTAAATGAGGGAGAGGACGCCCTTGATGAGAAGTCTCGTATTGTAAAAGTGTACCTAAAGGAGCCGGAGCTAGTTGAAGGTGATCGCGAGATTCAAGCCATAATTATTGACCCATCACAGATTCGTTCAGTTAATGCAGCATTTGACCCTGAGTTCGTAGAGTCGGCACAAATACTTGCACAAGAAGCCCCCCAAGAACCAACAGCGCCCGGTGAAGCCCCTCGTGGTCGTATACGCATAACGCCCGATGGTATTACCATTGAATTACTCAAAGGCGCTGATGCCTCTACCTTTGTTCACGAACTCGGGCATCTATACTTCCGCATGCTTGCCGATTTGTCAACGCTTGATACTGCATCTGAGAGTCTAAAGGCCGATTTTGAAACTTTACGGGGATGGCTTGGTGTGCCGGAAGGGGCCGAAACTGTATCCCGGGAACAGCAAGAACAATTTGCCCGTGGATTCGAGGCATATCTAAGGGAAGGCAAGGCCCCATCTCCCGCCTTGGCCGAAGCCTTTGAGAACTTCAAACAATGGCTGATGGAAGTCTACCAAAATTTGAGACAATTGAATGTTGAACTTACCGATGATGTAAGGGATGTATTTGATAGATTGTTGGCGGATGAGGGGGTTGAGGTTGCGGAGCGCGAAGGTGTATTGCCTGAAGTTGCAGGAAGAGAAGCGACCTTAGAACAATCAGAAATAATATATGGTTTAGATCATAGGCCTCCTAGCGCAGAGGATGGCGCGCCATTACATGATATGACAGGGGAAGGCACTATTTATCCTGATGATATATACAGCGCCAACGGTCTTAGATATTATGGTACTGGCTCAGATAGGGCAGATAGGGAAAGCATGTCTGTGATTCAATCTACGAAAGGCAAGCCAAATGCTAGTGTTAAAATGTACCGTGCTGTTCCTCATGTAAAGACACCTACAGAATTGTTAGCTAAACTTGAAAAACAAATGAATGCGTATCAAAGGCGTAGAAAACTTCCTGAAGGAATATCAGATGGAAGTGCTTGGTATGATAGTGCTTGGGATACCCGTGCTGATTTGCAAGAAATGGAAAATGACCCGACAGCTGTTATTAAGAAAATAAATAATGGTGACTGGGTAACATTAAGTAGGGCATATGCAAAAGAACATGGTGAGAGTGCATTAAACGGTGAGTATAAAATAATATCAAAGTCAGTAAAAGCAAAAACGCTTTTTACCAATGGAGATTCAATTAATGAGTTTGGTTATTGGGCGGTACAACCCAAGATAGAGGAAGTACTTGAACAAGCCGCCTCACCCGAATTAATAGACCAGCGAGAAAAAGATTTGCAAGTCTCACAAAAGGATGATATATATAATACAGAAGAGACAAAAAGGAGGATTGACAATGAGCTTTACATACATGACAGACTCCCAGGAGAAATTAGCAGCAAAGAACTCACAGGCCGCATTAAAGATGCCCAAGCAATCGCCAGAGGAAGTCTTGAGTCAGTATCAGAGGCTGATGCAGGACCCATCGATGTCAATAGAAACATTATTGGTAGACGATCTGAACTTGCCGGTGTAAGGAAGGCAGAAGCAAAAGCATTAAAGCCGTGGGCTGAAAAAAACAACTTAATTATTAAAAGCGTAGAAGAAGCCGCCACCGGAAAAAAGAATTTGGCTGGCGGTCAAGAGAATTATGTCTTCTACAGTAAATCAAAAGATGTCTGGGTTAAGGCAAACAGGCTAGAGTACACACCTACCTACAATGACCTTTTCGATAGGGTCATGCTACACAACAATCAATTCCCCGATACACCATATACATTCCAAGGCTTTGCCACAGTTCGCGGTGAATTCATGCCGGTATTCTCTCAGCAAAATCGTGTGGATGATGCTGGTATAACTGATGTGGCCAAAGAGAAAATGGCCGGTGAATACTTAGAGGAACTTGGATACACGAAGAACCCTAAGAACAACAGGCAATGGCTCAAGGGTGATATTGTTGTTCAGGACATACATGCTAAAAATATTGCGGTGCAAGACGATAAAGTATTTATATTTGACCCTGTAGTATTTTTAAACCCAGAAACAAAATCAAATAGAGCGATAGGAGAGAGCAGGGGAGTTCCGGGAGAGCAGGTGGGGGAAGAGGCAGGGCTTGAAGATATCGGCATAGAAGGTGTTGAGGTATTTGATCAGCCTGCACCCAAGGTTCCCGTCAAGACCCGTGTGCGCAAAATAACAGGCCAAGTAAAAGACAAGGAACTCCTTGAGCTCAGGGATGAGTTTGTGCGTACTGCCCGGGTAGCGAGAGAAGCGTTTAGGGCTGGCAAGGAAGCGGTAGCGCAAAAGGAGACGCAGAAACTCAAGAATATTATGGCCCGCTCCCGCAAGGTGAGGGTTGTCAGAGATTATCTCAATCTTACTGATGCCGACATGAAAAAGCTTACTACGAAGAATCCATTATTTATGGATCAGTGGGAATTTAAGAAATTCATTGATGATTTAAGAGTGAGGGCGGTGGAACTGTCTGAAAATAAACTACAAAAAGCTATGCTAATTCACCAGATATATGAAAAGGACTTGTCAAATGTTGATAATTATAGGAAGGTCTTAGGCTTTCCTACTATAACAAAAATGACAACAGAGCAAGCAAGGGAATTTGCTATAGCACTAGATCCGTTTGCAGACGGGTCTTCGTTCTTAACCGTCCGGCAATTACAGTTAATAGACCGTACAGAGCTAGAGGGTGCAAGGACTTACGAAGAGGCCAAGGCTATCTTGTCGGAGAAAACGGACTTATCTATAGAGGAACTATCACAGATAAGTATTACAGAATGGACTAAATTTAAATGGGATACGGCACTTGCCGAGTCAGATCCTTTCTTAAATCTCTTGGTCAGGGGTGTTAATGAAAAGCTGCTAGAAGCTAATATCAGGTCTTTTGATATTGAGACTAAGGTGCATAAATTGGCCAAAAAGTCTGAAAAATCAAGGGCAAGGACTTTCTTAGAGAAGATAATACCACAGGATAAATTAATATTTGAGTATCTTGAAACGCCCGGCGATGAAAAAGAAGCTGTCATGGCTAACATGACTAAAGAACAAATAGACTTAGCCCACTATATGCAAGAGTATTTTGCAAATGCTTTGAAATATTTAATACAGGTTAAGGGTCTTGAGCAGGGAAGGGCGGATTATATCACCCATGTAAGGCGTGGTATGCTGGAGAATATAAAAGAAGAAGGATTGAGCAAGGCGGTTAGTTCGATGTTTACTTCTATGCAGGAAGATTACGCGACTTTCAATATTGGAACCGATCAGCACATTTTACCCTTGGATAAATTCTTTCAATATGAAATGAGAAGGACGGGGGTTATAGAGCCTTCTGAAAATGTAATAAATGTGTTCTTACATTATGTCAAGACCTTTGAGAAAATGGTTTCGCTTAATGAAATTATGCCTGTAATGGATATATATGCTCAATCTATTACTCCACAAATTTATACTCCCAAGGGCTTAGAGTTTGATAAGTCCATAAAGAATTTTGTGCATGATTATATTAACAATAAAAAAGGTCGAAGGATAACGGCTGCTGTAATAGATAAGCAAGGTGGCGTAGTAGATGTTTCATTACGAGCTGGCAAGACAGTTACTAGCTTCCTTGATTTGGGGTGGAATATATTTAGCGGATTGGCTGCTACAGGTGGTGAGCAAATTACTAATTATCAAATGTTAGGGGCAAGGAAGTTTGCTAAAGGGAATACAAGGATAGGCACTAAAAAAGGCAAGGCCATACTGAAAAAGTACGCTGCCGTTATTGGTAGAAGCTCATGGGAGGGGATATTTGTACCGGGGGAGGATATTGTAGACAGAACTATGACATCGGCTTTTGCTTTGTTTAATGAGGCTTCGAGGTTAGCAAACAAGCAGTTTATACTAGGGAGTATTACTGATGCAGAATATAATAGTGGTGAAATAACCTCTGAAAGAATGACAGAAGTATTGTTGGATATGGGTCGTTTCAGGGTAGTACCAGGAACAAAGTCTCTTGTAGGTTCTACTTCTGTAGGTGGCACGCTAACACAATATAAAACATGGGCTATACCAGTTCTAAGAACTAACTTAAAAAATCTCATAGATACTGCAAAGAATTTAAAAAACAGGCCAATAGGAGAAGCCCTTACGCAAAGAGAGGCCATAGAAACATATCGGCTTGTGGGCCTGACGTTGACAGCATATATAGTCTGGGCGATGGTAGGGGCTGATGAGGAGGATGACTCTTTCGTAGGGCAACTATTAAATAAAGTTAAAAGGGAAACCTTTACTTTAATCCAAGCGGTAGATCCTACATTGTTTTTTGGAGATCCAAGGCTATCATCATTTCTACAAGAGTTCGCAAAGAATATAAAAATGAGTTTATTTTTAGAAGAGTATAAAACAAGACCGGGGTTAAAAGGAGTGGAGGGTTTTAAAAGACAACTCACTCCAAGGGCTATAAAACAATTTCAATCTAAAAAGGAGAAGCGAAGATGAAAAGATTACTATTAGCACTGATATTTGTATTTGTAGGAGTAAGCATTGCAGGGGCTACGGTAAACATAACGACTTCACGAATACAATATAGTTGCAACGGATCAACAACAGTATTTACTTATCCTTTCAAGGTCTACGAAGATGACGATTTGGATGTGCTGAAAGCTGATTCATCTGGGAATGAAACAACGCTAATTTTAAATTCACAGTATACCGTAAGTGGCTCGGGTGATGATGCTGGGGGTGATGTTACGCTTACTGCGGGCTCAGTGTGTGGAAGTGGATCCACTCTAACCATACTACGAGACATAGACATTACTCAAAGCACTAATTTTGTCGATTGGCAAAGAATATCGGCGGCATCCTTAGAAGCACCGCCCGATAAGAGCCGCATTATAGACCAGCAATTAAATGAGGTGGGTGATAGAAGTCTTAAATTACCAAGGGCAACTGAGGGAGTATCGCCGGAAGTTCCAGCGCCCTCGGCGTTTAAGTTGTTTCGATGGAATGCAACAGCAACAGCCTTAGAGGAAGTCTCAGCGGCAGATTTATTTTCAACTTCAGTAACTACTATTGGCGAAGGATTGCAACTGGTTGGAACTGACTTATCTCTACAGAATGACTATACGCAGACACATAAGACTTTAGATATCATAACTAAAGGCCCGGTAGCAGATGTCAGGGCTTTTGGTGCAATAGGTGATGGTATAACGGATGATACAGTCGCTATACAGGCGGCAATAGATTCATTGGTGTCTTTTATACAAACTTATGATTATTCCGAAACTGCCGACCTTGACCACGGAGATGCACATGAGGGCGTTGGTGGTACTGTCTTATTCCCCAAAGGAGTTTATAAAATAACTTCAGCTCTAACATTAACGTCTGCGGCTGGTAATTGGGGCGTTAATTTCAGAGGTGTTGGCAACCATGCAAGTGTAATACTGGTAACAGGTTCAGGAACAAATGGATTCACTATAGTGGGAACGGGCGGCGATGGAATGAGGTCTGTTTCCTTTAAAGATTTAAAAATTAGAGGGGAGGAAGATGGCGGGTCCTGGCCTTCGCTTACGGGTGATGGTATTAATTTAAACAGAGCGGGCAAACAAATATATTTCAGCAATGTTTGGATAGATCATATGGGTGGAGATGCCATAGAAATTAATAATGTAGCCAACATGATAACACTAAAAGATTGCAGATTGTCTCGGAACAATCGAGGATTAGTGGCTACAAATAATGCCGAACAGATATGGTTGTATGGTAACTCCATTAGACTCAATACGGGAGCAGGAGTATATATCGGCGGGTTCAATAACATCGTAGGCATATATGGCGGGGATATACACGGCAACGGGACTGGAGTAAACATTTTTAGCGCTGCCGACGCTGAAAATACTTCTATAACTATTGATGGTATTTATTTTGAAGATAATGATAAAGACATCCTAGTCGATGGGGGAAGTGGCGCAGGTTCTACAGATCGACCAAGAAATGTGATTGTCAGGGGGAATAGTTTTAAAAGTCTAAGGACTGCGACTAATAACTGTGTAGAGATGTCAGCATGTGTTGGTTGTGTTATTGAATATAATGAATTTAGGGATCAATTGGTTGATAAACCGGGGAATCTCATTCGACTTGGTGCTGCGAGCGAAAGGACTAAAATCGGCTTAAATAGTTTTGAAGTAGATTCTGATCCTGGTATTGACTTTACAACAACTAACTATATCAGCAATGCAGGTGTAAATAATTACGGTTATATAGATAACGATGATAGAACTCATTGGATATCTAATTATGCTGTTACAGTGAATCAAGCATTTGGCTTTGGCGCTCCTGTTTCAAACACTACATTTGCCAGCATAAGCAGTACAAGTAGCCTAGACATGGTTTCAGGCACTATTATGAGGATAAATTCTGGTGGGGGTACATCTGATGAATTAGATTTCATTGAAAGACCGAACGAGCCAGGGAGATTATTGATTTTCAAAGCTTATAGTACTACTATAACTATAAATGACAATACATCTACACCTGCCCCGCCAGCAGGATATACAGCAATACAAACTTCAGGGACTATCACTCTAGATATAAATGACCAGTTAATGCTTTATTATGACCAGCAAGAAGGCGGGGGCAAGTGGAAGCAATTAAACGGTAGCACAAATTAGTATTATGATTTAAGTGGCAGAGATTAAGGGGATACCGTGGAAGAGAAATTGTTGGAAAAGGTAGTTGAAAGAGTAGTTGAAAAACTAAAGTCAGACCGACATGAAACATTTGAGCAATCACCAAAAACTATGGGGTTGTCCAATGACCAATTGTTGGAAAAGTTTACGGCTGAACTCATTAAACATCGTTCCCCTTGTCACGATCTTTCAAAAGATGATATCCATGCTTTAAAAAGTATGATAAAAAGTAAATTGCGATTAGCGAAAACAAAGGGCGCTTTGAAAATAACAGTCGCGGGGCTTATTATCAGAGAGATATGGTTGTTTCTAAAAGAAAACGTACATTGGGGGCCATGATGGGAGATATAACGAAAAACTTTTCAGAGCATGAATTTTCTTGTAAATGTGGATGCGGATTTGACAGCATAAATAAAGGCTTAGTGGTGGAGCTTCAGAAGGTGAGAAGCATGACAGGACAGCCTATGTCGATCAATTCAGGTTGCCGGTGTGAAAGCCACAACAAATCGATCCCTAGGGCATCCAAGTCTTCATCCCACATGAAGGGGTTGGCCGTAGACATAAAGTGCGATGACTCGGCATATAGGAGCCTCCTGTTGCCACTCTTGATAAGCAGATTCGCCAGGGTGGGCATAGGCTCTGACTTTATCCATATTGATGTTGACTCGGACAAGTCTCAGAATGTGATATGGGTATATTAATTGATGTAAACAGGAAAGATGCCTAAGTATATACTCATCTTCATAGCCCTATTCGTATCGGGTTGCAGTTTAAAGACTGAGATCACCGATTGGCAAGGACAGAGCTTTGTTGTCATTAGTAAGCGTGATGCAATTATCACTATAGATGGCGAGAAAGTTGTTGTTGACAATAGAGGAAGGCCGAGTTTGATTGAGCAATTAATAACAATGATGTTTGTAAATATAGATAAAGAAAAAATAACTGAATAAAGGAGAATAGTATGGAAATAATGGCAATATTGAAATTAGTACCAATGATATTAACGGTAGTAGAAGCGATTAAAAGATTTATACCAAGTAAACAGAGGGCTATTGTTAATCCTATTGTTGCATTGGTAACGGGTTGTGTAGCCGCTTATACTGCTGGAGGCACACCAGAATTACTTAACTTAGTGCTTGAAGGACTCGCAGCCGGCGCTATTGCTATGGGTACATACTCTGCGCCAAAAGCCATAGGTAAAAAACTAGGCGTTAAATAATCTTCCATAGGGAGGGGTGGCCTTATCCACTACCCTTCCCCCTTTCCCACGGCCTCCCTCTTAATGAGGGGGGCTTTTCTACACACGTCCCATGCCTCTAAACTATGCACACTTTGGGGCGTTTTTTATTGCCTAAAATTTAATTTAGCAAAAGTGTATTATTTATTTGACTTGTTTTAATAAGGTTGATATAGTCTCTTTAACGCTAACAATTAATGGAGGGAAAGATGAGAGGATTTAAAGTCGGAGACATTGTAGCAGCATATGATGGAAGTGGAGTAATGGGGCTAGATGAAGAAGGAAAATTGAATAACCAAATACATGGCACCTGTATATTTGGACGTGACTTTGAAGTGATTGCCGCAAATTGTGAGTTGCCGATAAGGGTTTGCGTCGGTCTTGATTTGGACGGATATGCCAAAAATGATTTGATCTTGAGAGCCTTGGATAACAATCAAGTTATTTTTATAACCAGCAATCAAGTGAAACTAAAGCATAGATGCAATTCATGCCCTTCCTGTGGACAAGAACTTTAATAAAGGAGAAACCATGACAATCAAAGAAACAAAAACAGAAATGGATAAAACAATCAAATCAATCCCTGTGATATTGTGGTCAAGGTTTAAATCAAGGTGCGCTGCAAAGGATTTAAGTATACCGCAGGGCTTTATTGAGGCTGTTACAGAATGGCTTGAAAAGGATTAAGGGGGAATGATGGATATCTTAGCAAAGCTACATGAAGTAGCAAACAAGCGGCAAATGGTATGGTTCGGGCTCGAACTTGATTCAAGCGAAGGAATCAGAGCCAAAGCCCAGATAGCTTTCGATGATGTAACTATGATATTGCACGATATCGCGACCCATATTCATTCTGAGCATGAAAAGGGCAGATGTAAAACCAAGGGTTGCCCCCATTATGCGTTGGGGGAAGAGAACGGGTGTACGATTTATACAGACCTTAAACTATGTGCGGATTCATAAAGGAGGGATCATGAACAAAGATGTTGATTATGGCCCTGTAATTATAGGCACAGGAGCATTTATTATTTGCCTTGGTTTAGTAAGCGTGGCTATTGGATTGCTAAAGTGGCTTGAAATTGTTAAGCCTTAGAACGTGGCATTAAGGAGAAAGCATGAGCTACGAAAACGATGAAATAGTAGTGCCAACAGAAATTCCATTGGGGATAAACACCTTTTCCAGCGGACACGATAATTGGCACAATCCAGCGTTTATAGCTGAAAGAACAGCACTGATAGAGAAGGCAAGGGGTGGGTGCGTTAAGGCTAAATATACCTTAATGAATCATCCTTACAATATCAAAGCATTGGTGCTTGCCGGGGAAACGATAATCTAACGATTAAGAGAGGGAGAGGATATGAAATTTATATGTTTTGCAGAGGAAATTCCCAGCATCATAGGGGGCAAGAAAACACGCAATAGGCAACCACGGAAATTTACAAGATGGCTTGCTACTATTTTCATGTATTTATTTACCAAGAAAGCATGAGCTACGAAGATGACATGATGGAAGAGTTCTGCGGCTTTGAAAACACCGAGGAGGATTTTGAAGCCGATCAGGATGAGAAAATAAGGGTAGCCGAGGAACGGTTAGATAATGCTGAATTGGAAGGAGGCCAACTATGAACGGGGGCGAGGATAAGGACACGCATAAAAAGCCGGCTTCAGGTGCCGTATACGGCGACAGATGTGAAAATTGCAACGGTACGATGAACCCAAGATTAAGAAAACGATTCTGCCATACTTCATGCAAAGACGCATATCATAAAAAAGCACATGCGGTGGGCGAGTCAAGATTGAAGTCAGGTGGTATTCGTTATGCAAAGCTTGCCACATCAAAGCGCCTTCAAAGATTGCTGAAGTTTTTATCAGACTGCAAGCCACATACTACAAGGGAAATATTTGTCGGGGCAGACATCACGGCAGTCAATACGGCGGTTGACGAGCTAAGAGAAAACGGCTTCGATATTCCTTGTCGGCTTCGGGAGATAACAGCGGACAAATCGAGGATACATGAATATCAACTTTGCAAACATTAAGGGAGGGAGAGATGAAGCAATTTATAACGAAAGTAACGGTAACAGGTGCAGACGATAGCAATGAGCCATCACATCTTATTGAGCTTGCCAAAGAGTTTCCATTTGTAGAATTTGGCATTTTAATATCGCGCAGTTCTATGGGCAACACTAGGTTTCCCTCAAAAGAATGGTTGGTTAAACTTATAGATACTTGTAAAGGTCGTAATATGAATTTTGCTGGACATATTTGTGGATCATGGGTGAATGAATTATTATTGGGCAAGTGGCCTAAGTGGGATCTATTAAGCATCCATGAAGATTTTATGTCACCTGATATGTTTAACCGTTGGCAAATCAATACTCATGCAGAGCCTCACAGAGTATATGACATACAACTTCCTTTTATTCTGAGAGAACTTGATAGAAACAAACAGTCAGTCATATTTCAATATGATGATGTTAACACTGGCTTGATAGATATATCAAGAGAAGCGGACTGCAATAATATCTCTGCGCTATTTGATTTATCACATGGGGCTGGCGTGTTACCAGAAACATGGCCTCAACCTCTGGAGGGTATTTCGTGTGGTTACGCTGGTGGATTATCACCTGAAAATGTTGCAGGCCAGATAGGTAAAATTGAAAATATCATAGGTGATAATCTAATTTGGATTGATGCGGAAACAAAATTACGTTCTCCTGATGATATAATTTTTGATTTAGATAAAGTGAGAGCTTTTTTAAAAGCCTCGAAGCCTTGGGTTATCTCAGAGGAAAGGAGTTGACAAGCACAATCGGATAGAATAAACTATCCGAAAATAATGATTCGCAGTCATGTCGGGGGCCGCGAATTCTAGCAATGTTTAATCATGCCCCTTTGCGGAAGCCGACACTTCCAATGAGGGGTTTTGTTTTGGGAGGGAATATGAGCGAAAATCAAACACATTACAGGAAGGCGTTTAACAGTCCATATCTGAGCGCCGCAGATATTACGGGGCCGACAAAACTGACAATCAAGTGCGTCCGGCTGGAGCCTGACAAAAGCAAGAAGACAAAGGACAGCTTCAATACAGCCTATTTTGTGGAAAAGGAAATACGGCAAGGCGAACCTCTCAAGCCGATGATTCTGAATGTCGGCAATTCCAAGGTGGTCAAGAGCTTTACCAAATCAGCATTTCTGGAAGACTGGAACAATATCCCCGTGACTATCTATGTTGACCCTGGCGTTAGATTTGGGCGTGATACTGTAGAGGGCTTGCGTATAAGCTCAGAGCAGCCAAGCGAAGACAAACATGAGCTATTGCCAGACACTACGGCATGGGCTAATGCAATAACCGCATTGGAGCGTGATGGCAATCTTGAGAAGGTTGAACAAAGAATGTATATCTCCGAGGAAAACAAGGAGAAGCTCAACCTGGAAGTGTTCGGATGATATTCCATGATGTAGAACAGAACACCGATGAATGGCTTGGCCTGCGTGTTGGTAAAATAACCGGGTCTGCAATTGGTAAGATCATGGCAGTGCCAAGAAAGAAGACCGACTGCCCAACTTGCGACCCTACAGAAAGCGAACTTTCAAAGAAATTTGGTAAGCCTGCTAAAAAGTATGCCATACAAATTGCACTGGAAAGGATAACAAATGAGGCCCAAGGGGATAACTATTCAAATGGGCACATGGAAAGAGGCCATGAACAGGAACCACTTGCTAGGAAAGCATACGAAGATGAGTATTTTTGTGATGTCAGCAATGGCGGCTTCTTTGATTGCGGCTCGGAAGGTTGCAGTCCTGATGGCTTGGTTTATGATGACGGACTAATTGAGATAAAAAGCGTCATTTATTCAGTACATTATGAAACCGTAGAAAGGAACAATATCGATCCTTCGCATAAGTGGCAGCTATATTTTAATCTACAGAAGACGGGAAGGGAATATATTGATTTTGTCAGTTATTGCCATGACTATCCGAAGGGCAAGAAACTATTTGTTCATAGGCTGAATGCGATTGATTTGGTAGAAGTTTTTGACAAGATGGATGCAAGGCTGAAAGAGTTTGAAGTATTGGTGGCAGAAACTACAAATAATATAGAGGCGCTATGATTACAGAAGACATCGAAGAGTATCGGCAGCGAGCAATTAAGGAATGTCAACGTATTTACAGACTACATCCTGACGGCTTTGTGAAAGCGCAATATATCGCAGATTGTCATATTGACTTTACTGTGGCCAGAGTTAAATACAGGCTTAAATGGCAATTGAATGATTTGAAAAATGCGGCTGGCGTTCCTATTATTCGGAAGGGTGGACATCGTAAACTGAGAAAAACAACTACCCGGTCTAATTCCAGCCAGGGGGGAATCACCCGGCGTACTTGCAATATGGAGGATTGCGGGAATAAGTTTGACGCAGTAGATCATATGAGGTCTTGCCCTTCCTGCACAAAGACTAAAAACAATACTGAGTCGTGGAGTGGTGGGCTTGATGAGATATCGCTTTAAAGAGAAGGGAGGTGTTGCCTATGTATAGCTAGTAAAGGGGTATGGCAGACCATAGCCGGGAAGAGTGTTAACCATATTTGATTTATTGGCCGGGGGTGGAATGCCCTCGGTCACTATAAACTTAATTTGAAATGAGGCGCACAATGAGCAAGCAAAGTGAAGCAAAAGAAAGACAGGGATATACGAAGACACTAAACACTTGCAGCAATTGCACAAATTTCGTTTGCGAGAAAGAACCCTCAAGCTGGAACAGCAACTATATTACTGAGAGAAATCTTAGATGCACGATCGGGAACTTCAAAGTGAACAAAACAGCAACATGCACAAAGCATGAGCCTATCGATACTTAACCCATACGGTCACTATAAGGGAGGGAGGGAAAGATGTATAAGTATTTAAAATGGACAACCAGACAACATGACTGCAAAAAAGTTATTCAAATAAGTGATAAGACAATTTACACTGAAGAAGAGGCTATTGAATTACAAGAGGAGCTTACAACCCTATTAGGCCCCGTGGTAAAGCTCCAATGCAGTGACGGGTTAGATGCCTTGGCTGATTTATGGCGAAAGAGATGGGGCAATTTGCTTGAAATGTCAAAGAAGCATGGAGAAAGACTAGAGTATGTAAAAGCACAGGAATGTAGAACACAGGCTCACGTTTTTATTGACGCAGCAAAAGAGCTTAAAGAAAGGCTGGGCAACTAACCCAATAATCACCCTGCCTATGTCGGGTTAAAAATTAGGAAGGTACGGAGACGAGGATGAAAGTAGCAAGCATTAAGTGCGGCAAAGGAACTTGTAAATATTACGATAAGCACAGCGCCTCTAAGTGCTCGGAATATTCTGATAGAAAAGATTGCCCCGCTTCAATGAGGCAATTAAAAAAATCAGCAAGGCATAGCAAGAGAACGCAACAAAAGACATTTTGCAAGTATCACGCCTAACCTAAATAGGTCGGGTTAAAATAGGTTATAGCAAAGGAGGAAGTTGTGAAGATAGTTGATTGCGTAAGGTTTATCTTTAATGACCCCAATATGCCAGAGGATTATATCGATGCGATAGTCTGGGGATGTACTGGCTACCCTAGTTTCTTTAAAGGTGACCCCACAAGGACTTTTATTAAACAACTCTATCACGCCAAAAGGTCGCTTGCTAGAGGATTTACCATTGATGATATATTTGCAGACAAAGATAAACAACCTGACCCATGAACTCATACGACAAATACATAACGCTACGCCAGGAACTTGGGATGAGGGTGGAGGATGTGCCGGATGGGGAATTGTGGCGGTTATTTGCTGAGTTTAAATTGGTGGTTATTGTAGTATGGATGGTGAGGTGGTTATGAGTGAATCGACAGAGCAGCAAGCGGTTATACAGTGGTTTAGATATCAACACCCTAATTACCGCCTTATTAGCATTCCCAACGGACAGATGGTAGGTGGCCGCAATAAGTTTGCATTGCTGGCAAAGTACAAAGCAGAGGGTATGACCAACGGTGTGTCTGATTTATTCCTTTGTGTCTCAAGGAGGGGTTATCACGGCCTTTGGCTGGAAATGAAGGACATGGGCAAGGGGGAAAAGAGTTTATCCAAGGATCAGCAATTATGGCTGGCTGATATGCACGAACAGGGTTACAGGGCAGAGTGGGCGGCGGGATTTGAGCAGGCGAAGGAAATAATAACAAATTACTTGAATTAATCCCCATCTATCTTTGATTTAGATTGATGGATATAAGGACTTAACGGAGGGAGATATGAAAATAGAAATATTGGAAAAGTTTTGCAGTAGGGATGAAACGCGAACAAAGATACAAAAACCCTTTTCGATTGGTGATTATACTTATGCTACAAATGGTCATATAATTATCAGAATTGATAAAGTTGAAAGTATCGGATCGGTAGAAAATTCATTAAACCCAGAAACATTATTGACATGGGATCACTCTAAAATAAAAGAATGGTTGCCGTTGCCGGAATACTCAATAGATATTAGTGATAAGTGCCGATATTGCAAGGGCACAGGAAAGTCTGAAGATTGCCCTGAATGTGAAGATGAGGGCTTTGTGGAGTTTTCTAATGCCCACAACTATTATGAGGTTGAATGCAAGACTTGTGATGGTAGCGGTACTGTTGTGAGTGATGATAGTCCGTGTGATTATTGTGGAGGAGGCGGCTATAACCTAAACTCTCCTATAAACTTTAAAGACAAAAAGGTAAATATCATATACTTAGAGCTTATTAAAGACTTGCCAGGGATAGCGTTAAGTCCAGCAGGCGACCCTATGGAGCCAGTAAGATTCAAGTTTGACGATGGATGTGGCTTTATTATGCCGATGAAATACTAAGGACTTAACTTAATTAAGGTGATATATGAAAGTTTTAATAGCTTGTGAATATAGTGGAATCGTAAGGGATGCTTTTATTGCCCGGGGTCACTATGCCTTGAGTTGTGACCTTGAACAGACAGAGAGACCCGGGCCGCACTATCAGGGAAACGTGTTCGATATTGTTGATGATGGATGGGATATGATGATCGCTCACCCGCCATGCACTAGGCTGACAAATAGTGGAATAAGATGGTTGCATGTGCCACCCCGGGGGAAATCCCTTGAGCAAATTTGGAAAGAACTGGAAGAGGGCGCGAAGTTCTATAGGAATCTGCGCGATGTAAATATATCAAGAAAGGCCATAGAGAATCCGATAATGCACAAGTACGCCCGGGCACTAATTAACCCAGGACCTCGCCAAGTCGTTCAGCCTTGGTGGTTTGGTGATGAGGCGTTTAAGGCTACAGGTTTTGAATTGGTGGGCCTTCCTCCCCTGGAAGAAACAAATAGACTGGAACCACCGTTACCCGGGACAGATGAGCATAAAACTTGGTCAAAGTGCCACAGGGAATCACCCGGGCCGGAACGCTGGAAGAATAGAAGCAGGACTTACCCCGGGATAGCCGAAGCAATGGCTGCCCAGTGGGGGATATTTTAACATAACCCTTGCATTCCCAAATA